CGTCCGGGTAAAACACAAGGAGGTCTGCCATCTCGCTACACGTCTAACACTCGTGTCTTTTATATAAACTGAATTAGGTCGCGCACGTGCCGGGGAATCACGAGGCTGAAGGGGTAGAACAATTTACGAAACAAAAAGTGAGCCCCCTTGAACTGGATAGCCCTGAGAAGCTGGTCATCCTTGGTGACGTGGTACACGTCGACGAGCAGACGCGTCAGGTTGCGAATATCTAGGTGAAATATGTTCGCCCCGACCAAGTCGACGACGATAACCATGGACCGCGCCTTGATTCGAAGGTCCTGAATGATATCATCCAGGTTCGCAACGTCGACGGGCTGATGCTTTATGTACTGCTTGACTGAGAGTGTCACCGTGACGTGCAGGTTCTCGTCCCAGGACCAGTTGATAAAGTCCATAGGTGCTGAAATATGCTTAGAAAATCAAGTACACTGAGCAGGGGTGCTGCTCAGTGTACTCTCCCGCCTGGGATCGAACCAGGGAAGGTCGGTCGCAACTGCCTACGCAACTTCTTACGAAGCCGCTCTAACAGCCGACTATTTTACCGCTAAATTACAGGAGAACGAGGGGGACCTGCATGCAGGTCCTCTCTGACAAGTCGGGGTCGAACCGACGGCCGGCGGAACTACAGTCCGATGCGCTACCACTGCGCCATTGTCAGAGCGTATAGATCTTCTTCACGGAGTGTATCTCCGTCCTACATCCTGGGCACTGATCGTGGTTCGTCGTGCGTCTCCAACACGGGTCACAGATCACGTGCCCACACGGGTCGATGAAAAGGTCAACGAGGCGGTCCATGCACACAAAACAAGCAAACTTACCGTACCTCTCCGAGTGCGTGTCGATCAGGACCTTCTTCATCGCCTCCACCCTCCCCAGCGCCGCCCCACATTGTAGAGTCAGGGCTTCGATTCCCTCTGACTCGTGACTGTCTATAAGAGACGCAACTTTTTCTTTTAAGCCAGGCGAACGCACCGAATCGTGGACCATCTTGAGAACCGAAAGTTCCTCCTGGTAACTTGTCAGTTTGGACGTGGCCCGCGTCAGCTCTGCCCGGGCCTTGACGAATTCACTCTTAAAATTACCAAGGTCAGACTCAAACGTAGACCACTCGGGCCCGAGCTCGCACGGAACCGGTGCAACGCCAGGGACCCGTGGCGCCTGGTCAAGCACGAAGAGGCTCTCGAGTACGCCCGTCGTGTCGAAGTAGGCCACCCCGGTGTCCATTTGCAGTACCAAATTAAAATGTCCTTAAGTACTAATGGCTCGCGAGATCCAGATCATCCTGTCGGTCCTGGGTCTTGCACTTATGCTCTTCGGTCTCCAGGACTTTTTGAAGCCCGAGAGCCGCAAGGTGCCCTCGCGGGTGCTGCGCGCCACGGCGCTCATGATTGCTGGACTGTTCCTGCTGTACCTGTACCAGACGTACCGGACATCTGGAAACGCGGGCAAGGCGTACGGGCCGCAGAACGCTTACGGCCTCGGGGTGTAAAGCACCCGGTCGGCACCTCCGGGCGGCCCTCAGCCTCCAAGAACCTCAACACGCACGCGATCGCCCCAGAGTCGAGGAGAACCCTGACGTCATCTGCGTGAGGCCCGTCTGTCACCTTGCTCAGAATCTTCAGGACGTCCTCGTCGGTGAGGTCCCACGTGTGCACGACGTGTCTGACGAGGTGAATCGCCGTCTTGAACTCTGTCGCCCCGAGGGTTTCGAATTTAGTCTGAAGATTCAGGGCACGCGCCTGGTCCAGAACAGCTGCGAGCATTATTTTCACTTGAGTATTATAAATGAGTGCCTTTTACCCGCCTGACCTGGTCCTATATGTCCTCACACTGATCTTCGTCGCCCTCGGCATCGCGGACATCGCCGAGGCGCGCAAGAACCCGGATTACACGGGCCAGGCGTTCTTTGGCGTCCTGTTCCTGGTGGCGTCCGTGGCGCTCGTCCTAGTTAAGGCCAAGTCTGGTTAGATGTGTAATGAAGCACCTCATCGGACACATCACGGGTGTATGGGTCTCGAGGGCGCGACACCTTGAACAAATTATGAATCGAATTGCTGAGCGGTGCGGGTTTACTGTGGTAAACCGGGCCTTTCACCAATTTGAACCTATCGGGGCCACGGGGGTCCTTGTGCTTTCTGAAAGTCACTTTTCTGCACATACGTACCCAGAAAGTAACCTGATTTATATTGACGTCTTTTGCTGTGCTCCTAATTTTGATCCCGAATACACTGCTGCGGTCATCGAGGAAGAGTTCCGGGCGACGGGTGGGACGTGGCAGGTTGTGGCGAGGTGAGTCAGGTGGCCTGGCGCTTCAGGCGGATCCTTGGCTGAACGGGTACACCGGGAAACTCCCTGGTGCACCGCCCTATGATGCGAGCCTTCTCGACGAAGGTCTTCGGGTCCATGCACCCTTTCATGAAGTTGCACGTCCAGCAACACGCTACTGTGTTTTCTGTAGTGTAATTTCCCTGTTGGTTGAGCCGGTCGATCCCGTTGAGACAAACCTCGAGATCCAGATGCCCGCAGTACACGCACTCGGCCGTCATCATGAGTTCAGCCTCGGCGTCGGAAAGGTGCCATTCAATACCTTTGACGTTAGCTTGACGTCTCGAACTGCCGATTCTGTCATGGATATTCAACTTTTTCCAATTTGAAAGACGTTCCTTCGACTTGTCAGATTTTGCCCAATTGCATTTCTGTTCTAAATTGTGCTCCTTTTCTTCACCCCCTGTTTTCAACTTTTCACGATGCTTCGCACAATAGTCTTTACCACGCTCCTTCTGAAGCTCGGTGTGGTATTCTTTCCGTTCGGTTTTCTGGTCGTACTTCTTCCCCTTTTCCCGGCACTTAGAGCACGTGTTACATGGACGACCATTTTTACCCTCGAATTCCGAAAGAGGTTGAGGACCTCGCGTACAGTTAGTACAATGTTTCGTCGGGGCCTGGTCCATTTATAGTAATGGGAGGTATTTCTTTAACCCCAAGAGTTGGGACTCAACTCTTGGGGCCGAAGCCCGCTTTTTTTGGTTTTTAGTACTAATTGGCAAGTCCACCCATCAGTTCGAGAAGGCTAGGCCGCCCATCCCGCTTTGGATGCGCAGAATGTTGTAGTTCACCGCGAACATCTTCTGGAGCATGTTCGTCGAGGCGTTCTTCAGGTTCACCGCAACCTGCGCGTTGTCAATGCGCGAGAAGTTGCAGGTGCCGGTCGGCTGGTGCTCCTCCGGCTGCAGCGCGAACGAGTACACGTACACACCCGGGTAGGGGGTGCCGGTGTGGTACACGAACGGCTGGTACTGGTTGAAGTACTTGCCCAGCTGCTCCTTGAAGCGGTCCTGGCCGTTCAGGATCAGCTTGAAGTTGTTCAGAGGACCCACCTCGTAGCCGCCCACGCCCGCCACCTGGGTGCCCTCCTCCACCCAGAAGATGTTGGAGCCCAGCGTGCCCGCGCTGTACAGCATCGGGCAGCCAGCCACGTGAGGCAGGACAGAGCCGCCCACGGCCAGGGGTGCGACGTTGCAGGTGACCTGCACGTTCGACACACCGGTCGAGAAGTTCCACATGCTGTTGGTGGCCGTGGAGGTCGTGTTCTGGTAGCACCAGATCAGCTCCTTCACCGGGTGGTTGAAGGACAGGCGCACGGTCGAGCCAGCGGCGCTCAGGGAGTCGCCGCCGGTGTGCTGGACCTGCTCGATCAGGTACTCGTGGCCCTTCTGGGCGAAGCGACGGCGCTCGTCGGTGTCCAGGTAGATGTAGTTGGCCCACACCTCGAACACCGGGCTGGAGCCGAAGTACTGCTGGATGTAGCTCGTCAGGTCGAAGTCCAGGCGGACCTCGTGGTACTGCAGAGCAATCAGGGGCAGGAACAGACCCGGGTTGCGGTTGAAGAAGAACAGCAGCGGCAGGTACACGTACGCCTTGTTGGTGGCGTCGGCCGTGGCCAGGGGGCTGGACGCCAGCTTGCCGTAGGCGATCTTGTCAGACTCGCCCAGGAAGGTCTCGGCGTACAGACGGAACCACGTCTGGTAGTGCTTGTCGATGCGCTGGCCACCGATGGTCAGCTCAACGGCGGCGATGGCGCGCTCAGCCACCCAGCACGTGTCGTAGGCCGCGTTGGTCGACGTCAGCGCCTGGGCACCGGCCGGCAGCTGCAGAGCGACGTACATGTTGCCGACCAGGTCGCCGTTGCGGGCGATGGTCACGGACACGCGGCCAGAGTTGGTGGCCGTGCCGTTCACCGTCTGCTGAATGTTCTCCATCGCGAAATTTGTGTGTCGCTTGTAGATGGCCTGGAAGAAGGTCACCTTGGGCTGACCGGTCAGATAAACGTCCTGAGCGCCGTAAGCAACCAGCTGCATCAATCCGCCGGCCATGTGTATTAGTACCCAAGAAAAAAATTCAGGTCAAAGCTTTCCATTTAAACCCACCGGCTGAGCGCGATAGGCCTTTGCAACACTTGCTTATCCTACCCGTACCCGCGCCCGTCTTTTTACAAGCTTCTCTGATAGTGCTAAATTCTTCGATAAGCTCCGTCTGGTCAAAAGACCATTGCTGGATTTTCGTAAACTTCAGGACCTCCTTGGCCTGAGTGTCGTTGCCGTCCACGAATTTCCAGTGGAACCCTCCCGCCGTTTTGCGCCCCTCTTTTCCGTTACACACTCGACCTATGTTCACCGCCAAGTGTGCATCGTGATCCGAAGCCTCCTCGACCGACCCAAACGTCCTGAGGAGTTCGGTCCCATCCTTCGACCACTGCTGGACCGGCTTCTTGTTCGCGTCCCGTAGAAGCTCCCTGGCCTCGTCGGTGTGATGCTTCCCGAACATCGCGTGACGTTCGCCTGAGCGGACTGCACTCATCTTAGCCTTGGTGTCCTCGTGAAGAACCTTCTGACGGTTCCCACCCGTTTCGTTGTTGTACCCTCCTGGTGCCAAGGTACCCCTCTGAGCAATTTCGGAAATCTCAAGCTCGTCGAGGCGGTCCTTCCAGTCTCCCGCCCTGGGGAAAGTGTGAAGAATTTCAATCACAAATTGGTCCCA